ATTTTAGTGAGCATCATGTAGAACTTGGAAGAGTGATGTCTCTGACACCATTTTGTTGCATCTGCAGATTTACACATTGTAATATGAGGTCCTAATTTACTCTCTGCCAGAAGCTCATGTTGTTTAAGATATGTCTCCTTAACTTTAGGATTACATACTGAATCAGATGGAAACAGCCTTTTCCCTATGACAAGAGACAACCTCTCAAAAAAATATTGAAACATCCTTGCTTTAATTTCTAGCACATGTATCTCTCTATCACCATTGTGTTGATCTTTTGGAAAGCAATCTGAAAAAAACCACCCTCTACTATTTATTGCCTGAAGAGAGAATAGCATCACTTTCAATGGTGTTGGGTACTCATCATTCCTCTTAGACATGTATTCCTTAATAATTCTTACTAAAGATGTGATTACTCTAGGCCTTTTCCCCTGTAGTTTCGGGTTGAGTTCTCTAAGTTTCTTCACATATGTGTTCCCATCTACAGATTCATCCTCTGGGAAGACAATTTCAGGATCTGAATAATCCTTGGATGAAGCCTTCAGTGTTGAAATATCTGAAAATTTTATTTTCTTAAAAGAGTCTAATATGGATATGCCCAACTGGTCTCTAAAAGTAGGTCCATGAGCTCTCTCCCACTCATTAATCATCAATTTAAGGAAATACCTCATAACTTCTGGAGACCATGTGTGCTTAATAGGATCTTCCTTGAGAGACCATAGCAAAATCTCTGCATCATCTATATTCTCTTGTGCCCAGAGTTGCTCTTTCAAAATCTTATCTATAATTTTAAAACTTCTATCCCCTGATTTCCCTTTTGCTTTTGAAACAACATACCCAAAATAGAAACCATCTACCAGCTCTTCAATGCTGACAGGATCATCATGAAATATAACTCTTAAATTTGTATAGACCATCTCTTTATCATTACCACTTGTCCTAACAGTTCTCTTCCCCACTCTATGTCTTCTATAATAATTCATTATGTTTATTGTTCTATTTAATAAATAACAGGAGAACCTTGATCTTAAAACAGTGGGTAGTCTATCCAAAGTTTTAAAGGGATCTGAATCAAATTCTTGCAACACCTTCATGTATAAAAACCTCTGATTTGTGATCAACTCTTCACAATCTATCTTGTTATTTAAGAAGGTTAAGAAGATAGTCTTAAGAGTGCACCAGTATTTCTTTGGAAGCTCTAGATCTCTTGTAAGTATGGGAAGCTTAAAATGTTGTAAAAGGTACATGCTAATCATGCATATATAAGGAGCAGCTTTAACATAATTGTCTAGGCTATGTTCATTGTATGAGCAGAAGTCTGACATTATATAATTGTCCATGAAAGAATACAATTCAGGACCAATCCTTCCAGTGTCATATGATGAAAAATCTGAAGCTTTCATCAGATAGCTACAGAATATATGTGACCCTGTACTCTTATATAGTATCCAGAGATTCTTTCCTCTAAGTTTTTTAACTCCAAACTTTTCAGGCTTGTGAGGAGCTTTATATTCATAACTTACCTCAGTGCAGATATCAGTTATAATGGCAGCAGCATTTACAATGTCTGTTGATGATGAAAATGTGAAAACACCCGGAGACAGAAATTGTTGCTTAATCCTTTGTTTAGTCTCTGTTAATAAGTAATTGATCTCAGGATGAGGGATTCTAGATATGTCATGATTAGTCAATATAGTAGTATGAATGAAGTTGTCTATATCATCTGTGTTTGTGTCTGGGTCAAAAGCTATATGAGAAGCATCTTCATGAGATCTCACATCTTCTGACCATTTACTAACCTCTTTAGCCCCCACTCCACTAAAAGCCAG